TGCTAAAAATTTTTTAGCTACCCATACTCACGAGTTGCCTCAATTGGTTGTGAAGTGTCGAGAAATAAACAAGGCCCGAACTACATTTATCGAAACGATAAAGAAACATGTCCATAAAGGTAAGATCCATGCAGAGATTAATCAGCTTAGATCCGATAAGGGTGGCACAGTATCTGGTCGCATGAGTTATAGTAATCCTAACTTACAACAAATGCCAAGTCGTAATAAATATATTGCTGATATGATTAAAAATATTTTTATACCTGAGGATGGTAAAAAATGGCATGTTTTTGATTACTCGCAACAAGAACCACGGATCCTGGTTCACTATGCTTTGAGTTCTAAGGGTGGGTTATCTGGTAGCGAAAAGGTAATGGATCAATACAATAGTGGTGAAGATGTAGACTTTCATCAAATGGTTGCGGACATGGCTAATATATCTAGAGATGAGGCTAAGAGTATAAACTTAGGGATTATGTATGGTATGGGTAAAGGTAAAATGGCTACAGAGTTAGGGCTCGAGGTTCACGATGCAGAATTAATTTTAAATAAATATCATAAAACAGTTCCATTTATAAAAGAGTTGCAAGAGATAGCTAGTAGAACTGCTAGTAAACATGGACACATAAGAACTTTATTAGGGAGAAAGTGTCGCTTTACTTTGTGGGAACCTAATCGTTGGGGTATCTCAACACCGTTGCCAAGAGATAGAGCAGAAGTAGAATATGGTGGAGATATAAGAAGAGCCTTTACTTTCAAGGCTTTAAATAGATTAATTCAAGGTAGTGCAGCAGATCAAACAAAAAAAGCAATGTTAGATTTGTATAAGGAGGGTTTTGTACCTGAGGTGCAGATACATGATGAGTTAGATATAAGCCTTGAAAAGTCCCAAGAAGTTGATAAAGTCAAGGAAATTATGGAAAATTGTGTGGAGAAATTAAAAGTACCAAGTGTTGTCAATGAGAGAAGAGGGAGGACATGGGGTGAAGCAGGTAAATAATAAAAATGGCTTATGTAATGATTATGGTAATTTGTATCGCAAACGATTTTATACCCCATGATGAATTGTGCAAATTAATTACCTTTGACAAACCATATTTAGAAATGAATGAATGTTTAGCAGAAGGCAAGTTAGTGGTGGATCGATTAGCGGATCAAGGATATTACCCCTCTGTATATTGTGGCAGAACCTCAATAGAAATGTTTAATAGAAAGGATGTTTAAATGACTGATGTTAGTAAATACAAATCATTAGCTACTGATATAGAAGATTATAAAATCATAGCTGAGATTAGGGAGTCGACCGGATTGCCTGTAAAAACTATCATAAAACAATGCATTGCATTAGGTAAGGATGCATGGCTAAAGACAGGAAAAAAATACATCGCAAGAGAAAACCCAAACGCATAAGAAAAAAATTTAGTCCCATTTGTGAGCTTTGTTTTGGTGAAGGATATACCGTATTTGTAGTTGGGGAGAGAGCAATAGTTTTGCCTTGTGATTGTTATGATCCTAAAATTAAACTAGAAAAAACCTTGCATTAATGATAAAAATAGCCCTATGAGAAATGATTTCGGTGTATGCATGAAGGCAGGTGGTCTTGTGGGTGGACAGAAAAAACTTGATGTAAATAAAGACGGCAAGATAACAGGTGCAGATTTTAAATTACTTCGTAAGAAAAAGAAGAAAGTTAAGAAATAATGTCCAGGCCAGGTCTTTATGCGAATATACACGCTAAGCGTAAAAGAGGCGAAAAAATGCGTAAAAAAGGTGCTAAGGGTGCGCCTACCGCAGCAGCTTTTGCTAGGTCTAAGAAAACAGCAAGGAAAAGATAATGGCAGATATCTCTATTGAAGAGTATTTTGAAGTTGCTGCGAAACTTAATAGAGCATTAGGTGATGATTACGACTTTAAAGCTTATTTAGAGGCGATAAAGAAAAGAAATCCTAACGAAGAATTAAATTTACAAGAAATCAAAAATGCTTATGAAAAAGTAAGAAATAAACAAGATTCTCAAGAAAAAGCCTTAAAAAAAAGAGGCATTGAAAGAAGAGCTAAGGGTGGTATGGTTTCTAAAAAGAAATCTAAAGTGGCAGGTAAACTTGCTCTTAGAGGCTATGGTCGTGCAATGAAAGGTAAAAAATAATGGCTGATGATAAGAAAAAAACAAAACTACCCGAAAAAATAGGGTTATTTATTGATAAGGTTCTTACTTTTGGTGGTGGTTTACAATTTGATCAAAGGGATATTGATAATGCGGTAAAAGCTATTGATGCAGAAACAGAATACGAAGTTAATACTTACAAAGATATTAAAACTCAAGAAGATTTTGATAAATTTAAAAAAATTCTAAATCAAATGAGTAAACAAGATATACCACCACAAGGCAAAGACGGTGGTGCAGTAAAGAAAATGAAGAATGGTGGCACAATAGGTAAAACTATGCCAAAAACCCGTTCTAAGCCTCGTGTAGCAGGTAGGTTGGCTATGAGGGGATATGGCAAGGCTTTTAAAAAATAATCTATATAGTTATATTCTTAACAATATTATATATAAAAAAATTTCTATTTTATTTTTTAGACGTAATGAGGTAATGATGTATAAATATACTATATATATCAATAGTTTCTTGCATTACTTATACAATACTTTAGCATTACTTCATTACTTTAGGATAATTAAAAATGGCTAAAACATTAGGTGATGTAATTGAAAGTGACGGATTAACTAGGAGGCAAAGGTCTTTTGCCCAGATATTAGTTAAAGAGAATGGCAGAGCAACACCCACAGAATGTGCTAAGATGGCAGGTTATTCAGAAAAGTCTGCCACACAAATAGCTAGTAATTTACAAAACCCTAAGATGTTTCCTAAAGTCGTAGAATATATTGATACTTTAACAAAAGATTATGCTCAGTCTGCAAAAATAGAATTTATGAAACATGCCAGAGAGTTAGCCAGGCTAAGAGATTTAGCAATTGACAAAGATCAATATTCCGCAGCGATTAATGCTGAATACAGAAGAGGTTTGCTTGGTGGTTTTTATATAGAAAGAAAAGAGGTTGTGACTGCCTCGCTTGACAACATGTCTAGGAAAGAACTAAAACAAAAACTAGAAAATTATCAAAAAGAAAATCAGTTAATTCAAGACGCAGAATATAAAGAAATAGAAGAAAAATAATTTTTTTAAAAAAAAGATTTGACTATCCCAACATTATAGGTAAGTTATTTTTATGGTCATGCAAATAGTCATTTTCTCCGCAGTGAATGTACTTACTAGTGATAGACGAAAGTCCCCGAGCTTAGGCTCCGTGTTCAAGGTCTAAAAAATTGCATGACCTAAAGCCTCTAAGGGATGACATTGTCTCAATATACAGATTGTTTACTCCCAAAGTTGCTCATACAGCTCGGGTGGTGCTGAGAGGTGTAATGCCTTCTAAACTACCCACCAAAAAGGAGAGATAATATGAAAACATTTAAAGTAATTATGCATAAGATAGTAGAGCAGGAACATTATATTGAAGCTAAAAGTTTTGATGAAGCCTTAGAGAGAGCAAAGACTCCCGAGTCCTCTGTGGTTTCTCGTGATCTTGAAGTAAAAGAATACAGGATTATTGAGATTAAAGAAATTGATCGTAAGGATATAGGAACATGATAACTATTGATGAAGAGGATATGGATATAGCATTACAGGATTTAATCGTAAAATTTTACCCTGAAGCAGAATTGAAGGAAGAAAATAGTTTTATATTTGATAGGTATCAAGATATTAAATTACAAATAGTAGATTTAATTTTAGATATGGGAGATGAACAAAATGTCACCAAAGTATAAATATAAAGTTCATGTTTACGAGGCTAACCTGATGACTTATGAGGTAGAGGCAAGAAATGAAAATCACGCAGGAGAATTAATTATGAATAAAGGATCAAGATTAAATATGTCAGAAAATTCTGGTAGGAAAGAACAGATACTACCCAAGACAACTAAAATTGAAGAGTTTAGAGTTGAGGATGTATCAGAATGTTAGGTTGGCTTTTAGAAAAAATTGCAAAGTTTATTGAAAAAATGATTTAAACTGTTATAGATAATTCAATTCCCAATAGCCCAGATATTTAATTATGTCTGGGCTTTTTTTATTTGACATTTTACCCTTATTAATCCTATAATCTCCCATATAATATTAAGGAGATAATTATGGAAAACAACGCAGTAGATATTTCTTTTGAAGATAGGATGAAAGAAATACAAGAGAAGGCTAAACTTAGAAGAATAGTCACTAAAGATAAAATTATTGAACTTCAACAAACCCTGAAATTTAATAGTTTAGAATTTGATAGTGTAGAAGTTGGTTATTCAGGTAGTGGAGATAGTGGTGCAATAGAGGACATTGATTTTTTTAATAAAGATAAAAATATGCTATTTTCAAAATATGCAGGATATGCTCACGAACCTCAGTCGGTGACTATTCCAAAAGATAGTGCTTTATCAGATGAACTAAAAAAAGATGTGCATAAAAACGCTGTCGTCTGTAAGCTAATAGGTTATTTAGAAGATATAACCTATGACATGTTAGAGGAAAGACATGGTGGTTGGGAAATTAATGATGGGCAAGAGGGAACTTTCACATTTACTTTTGAAAATAATTCCATGCAAATTAATCACGATTACACAGTCTTTACTTACGATAGTAGCTCACATCAGGAAGAGTTTTAATGGCTAATCCTTATCATCATTCTGTTAGTTCCTCCAAAAAATATGGAGGAACACCAGAAGATTATCAAGCTATCCATGATTGGTTTGATGACACTAAATCACATTATGCTTTCCAAAATCACAGAGCATTAAAACATCATTCACTTGGTTGTTATTGGTGTGAAGAGAAGTTTGGGAAAACAATTACAATATCAACAGGTAAAAAAATTCCTACTCGTTGGATTGCAGAGCAACATATACGAGAGGACTTAGGTTTCATTCCAACAGTTAAAGATTGGTTTGAAAATTTATCAACGCCTAAATGGGCAATGAGAGGACATAAGATATGATAATAAAAAGAAGTTGGTGGTCATTGATTATTCAAGACTATCCAAATTTTAGTCCAAATGAAGCTGATCTTGAGCATATAGCTAAATTAATTATTGAAGGCTATAATCAAGGAGAACTAATACAAGAAGAAGTAGAGGATGAAAATGAGTGAAGATACTACTTACAATTACGATCATTTAGTAAAAAAATGCGAATTACATGACGAGCAAAGAGCAATTTTATTTGGTTTTTATGAAAGGCTTTTTGTATGTTGTGGTGATCTTGATGAATATTATGAAAAGCAGTTCAATGAAGTAAAAAATAATTCCTCCAGAGTATTACAAGATTGTATTACTCAATTATCAGATAGCATAAAAGGTGAGTTATGGAGAGAGTTAGAAAGACAAGGCTTGGATATTATTTATGAAAGAGAGCATTTAGATATTAAAAGAAATGAACAAGGGGAGATTATATCTTGATGTCTGGAATAGTTTTTTATTTAATATTGAATATTATCCTATTATTTATTATATTCTTAGGACTAAAGATATTTAAGGGAGATGATTAATTATGGTATTAGCTAAAGACTTGCATGAAAAAATACAAAAAATGCAATTACAAATTGAGGGATCAAAAAGACTAGCCTCGATTGAGAAAGAACTTATTGAAACTAATAAATGTATTAGTGCTTTGATTGATAAGTTAGAGGGTAAAGAGCCTGATGACATCAATGAAGAGCAGGAACAGGAAGAGTTAGAAGATGATGATACCGACCAAGATACTGATGAAGAGCAAGATGAAGAGCCTGAGCCTGATGATGAAGATGATGATGATTACGAAGAGGAACAGGAAACGGAAGAGCAAATAGACGAAAGACAGGAATGTAAATTTAAAGATATTTATCTTTCAGAACAATTACATCTTAAAACTTCTTTAGATAGCATGGCAGGTTATAACGAGGCTAAAGAAAAACAAATTGCTGATATTATGAAAGCCCATAGTCGAGATGAAACATACCCATTTACCTTTGATAATGGAGAAGGTGGCATAGACGAGATATTTGCTAGTAATTATAATCCAATTATAAAAAGATTAATTTATTTTTCTAATAAATATAATCCTGAATACAAAATTGCTTATCTGGAATTAAAATTTAAAGATAAAAATAAATACGATCAATTAAAAGCTATTCTAATTCAATTATTAAAAACCCACGAAAAACTTTTAAATGGTACATATCCAAATCAACAAAAAAAATATTCTTATTCTATTAGTAAGACTTTATTTTTGTTTAAAGTTAGACGACCATATTTTATTGAGAATTTAGTTAATCATTATCAAAAACTATCAAAATTAAAATCAG